TTTTTCAAAATTCAAAGCAGATTTCTGTGTTGCTACAGTCATTAAATCAATAACTTCTGGTGCATCAATAGAGCTAAATTTATCAAATGTTTTAATTACTGCTCCTGTTAATTCAGCGGTTGATTCTAATTCGCTATTCATTGCAATAGAACCTTGGATTGTAGCTTCTGTCATATTTAAGATTTCATTTTGACTGAAGCCTAAACCCGCATAAGAAAATTGCAATTGTGAGATTTCAACCGCCGTTTTGGCCGTAACTGACCCCAATCGGATAGCATCTTTTGTTAAGGCTCTATTCTTAACAATAGTCGTATCCATTTTTGCAGCTAAATTTGCGTTAGCTTGCTCGAAATCTTTAACTGTATTTATTGCACTTCTTACACCCATACCTACAGCAGCAACCACTCCAAATTGTAACATTTGTTTTCCCATGCTTCCAAAACTCGGGGTAAGTTTATTTAAACGCCTATCTAATCGTGCAATACTACTTTCAGCTTTCATAGCAAATGACTGAACATCATGCGTCATTTTTCGCATAGGAGCAGTCATTTTATCTATTGCTGTAAAAACTGTTGGTACTTTAAAAGCTTGCATTCTATTCTCTTTTTAAATGTTTTTGAATTGCTAATGTGTCATTGTACCAATACTCTAATCCTTTAAAGTCAATATTATCTATAAACATATTGTTTATGTCAAAAACTGAAAAGTGATACTCTCGAACTATAGACTTAATCCATATATCAAGAGTATTTTGTGTTACAAAAAAAACATTGAAATAGCTTGTGCAATTCTATTGTCTTCCGTATCTAATTCTTTTAGTATTGCAGAATTTTCAGATGTTAAAGCAGATACATAAGCTAATAATAAAGCACTTGTGTCTCCTGTTTTTATATTTCTTGTAACATCATGAATTTCTGACATTTTTAAACGAGGTTTAAAACTTAATTTTTTAATATTTTCATCTTTCCCAACAGGAAATTTTAAATTTAAAACAAAGTTTTTATTTTCATCTAAAACTAAATATCCGTTAGAAATTCCGTTAGTTAAAGTTTTAATGACTTCTTTATTGTCTTCGATTTTTTCTTCATCAACACGTTTGTAACTTAACCAATCAAAAACCTCTTTTTCTGCTAATTCTGTAGTAATTTTTTTCATCTTATATTTATTTGTTAATTAAAAATCCTATCCTGATATTTTTTCTAATTTTCCACCACCTGCAAGAGTTAATGTAAATGTTGCATTTGAACTTCCTTCAAAATCGCCAACTGGTTTACCTGTTGCACCCCATACAGTGCCATTAATCATACTTATTGTAAAGTCTGCAGTTGATGGGTTTGCTGCTAATTGTTCAAGTTTTTTAATCTCATTTTCTGAGTTCATGTCCCACGAAACCAAAACGCTATATTTCCATCGTCTTGCCTGTATAACATCAATCATATTACCACCTCCATCAACACCAGCATCATCATCATTTGATGTATAACCACCTGGATTAAATGTTGCGTCTTCTTTTGCTTTTGCATAAAATCTACCTGAACCTATCGTTTGATGGTTATAAGTTATTTCTATAGTATCTCCACCTGTTGCCATAATTATATATTTTTATGGAGCTACAATTAAGTAGCTCCTATTTTAAATTTTTTTATTCCCCAAAATTAAATCCTGCTTCCGCTGTTGTACTTGATATTCTTGCAATACCTGTTCTTTTGTATTTAAAGAAAGTATCTAAACGGTCGGGATTTGTTCCATTAATACCTACTTGAATAGAATCTTGCATGAAAGAAACATCCGCAACTAAACCACGTTTTACAAGGTCTGCTGCATACTTACGTATAATTTGAATCCATTGCTTAGGTTTAATTACATTTGTTGCTGTAACAACGTCATTATCTGCTGCAATTGTATGGTCAACAACATTTATTTGTTCTAACAAATAATATCCAAATTTAACATTAAAATCAATCATAATGTTACGTGGGTATCTGAATTGTGGAGGTATTTCTCCGTCTGGTCTGTAACTTGTTACAAAATCTTGAACTCTGTATTTATTAGTTTCTAATGTTACTGTTGATACTCCATTTTTTACTAAAGAATCTCGTGTTGTGTAATCACTCATGTCTCCAATTAATCCATCCGTTGGGATTGGCATATCTGGATAATACATTGCATTAACATCTAAATTTGGTGTATCTTGCATTTTTCTAGCAAACAATACAGCCATATTTGCTGCAGCTTCCATGCTCCAACCAGCAGAACCTGGTGCTGGTGCAATTGCATTTGTTACCTCAGATGTTCTTGCACTCATTAAACCTGTTAAGGTTGAAGGTGTTTTTGAAACTGAACCAAATATAGAAACAAAAGGTTTCATTATAATACCCGCATATCTACCTGTTGGTAACGTTGCGTCTGGTATTCCATTAAAATCTTCTAAATCACTTAAAACACTTGACCCATAAGGATTTATAACAACTGTATTCCAATTATCTCCAAATAAATTTAATGCTGTGGCAATGTCTGGAGTTGCTGAACCTGTAGCTGTTGAAGTAACAGTGTAAGTCATTCCAGCTTCATTATCATTTCTATCAATTGTGATATTTAATTGTTCACTTGTGATTCCTTTCCATTTAGATAATAAATCAACTTTCGTTGTTCCATCTGTTGCAATTACTGTGGCTCCTAAAACAGAATTCACAACATCTGTAATTAACCCACAAATAATAGCTACCGTATCTCCTGTTTCAATATTAAAGTCAAAACTTTGACCGTCAATTGAACGTCTTCCATTTATTACAACTGTATGGGTTGCGTTCGCATTTGCCGTTCCTGTTGGTGTTACTGTTTTTTGTGCAGCAACTGCACCACTTGCTTCTGCCTGTGGATATGCAATTACAGGAATACCACCAACACCAACACCATTGACAGGTCTTAATATTCGCATCATATTATATAATGGACTACCATATCCATATTTTTCTCCTGCTTGCTGTAAAGTTGTTATTTCTGTAGGTGTTAAATCTAATCCAGCTTGATTTGCCGTATTTGCTTCACCTAAAACTGCGATTCGTTGAGGTAAATTTGGAGTAGTATTTGCAAAATTACCTTTAGTAATCATGTAACCTACTATCCTTGAAATCCTTTCTGAACCTACTGCTGTGCTTATTGCCATAATTCAATATTTTTTATTTTTACAAATGTAATAATTTTTTTTAATTTATTATATATTTATATCCTTTTTCTGTATTGTATAATTTAACCGTTGTATTACTTTCTGCAATATCAACTCCTGTTTGTAATTGCATACCCTCACGAACTTGTACGTCTAAAACGATTCTACCCATTGCAATTGATTCAGTATTTTTATTTTTGTCTGCTTCTGCAATTTCAATAGTTTTTAAAGAAACATTCTCAATTGATGGAGATGCAAAATCTAAAGTCCTATATTGTGGATTTTCTAATATTGCACGAACAACACCTAATATTCTATGTAGTATATTAGTACTCTTAACATCTCCACGTTGCGAACTTGTACTCTTAGCACTTGTATATACATCTATTGTATATGAGTGTGTATAATCGCTATTAACAACATAATTCCCTTCATTGTTCCCACGTGTGAAACATACGTTAATACAAGGCATATCAGAGCTATCAAACGCAATAAATCTCTCAACCCATACAGTAGCATTAATATCTGTTTCTACTGGAGGTAATGTACTTTGATTATGTAATTCATCAGCTAAAATAGAACCTACCCTTTGCCCTATTAACTCGAAATTTTGCGATAATACTTTAGTGTTTAATTTACTCATAATCTCCTAATATACAAACTATCATTCCAAATGTTTCATCTTGAAACCACTCACGAATAATATATGTTTTATCTTGTGTTGTGCTATCTTTCCAAACAACTTTAAAATCTGTTAAATCTACTTCTCCATTACCGTTTCTTATCGAAAAACTTAAATCAGTACATTGTTTTTCAGAAAACGAAACGTGAGCATTCTTACCATTAACTTCAACACCTTCATCAGTGAATTGTAAATGATGTTTTGTTGCTATACCTAAAATGTCAATAGTTTCTGAACTATCTGCATTTGTTAATGATATAGGTACACCATTTTCTCCTGTTGTATGTCGTTGCCAATCGGCTTTTGCCCTGTCGTTAATTGTCATTATTTAAGTTCTTCTAAACGCTCGTTGATTGCACCAATTACTGTTTTTCTTTTTTCGTCAATTAACATTTCAATTAATATTGCTGAATCTGTTATATTTTTAACATTTTCAATAATATCTCTTGCAGCTAATTCAGATTTAATTTCAATTAAAAAACCTTTTCTTACAAGTTCTTCTGCATTAATAAAACAAGTTTCATCTAATTCAGATTTTGTCTCTTGTGTAAAAATTCTATTGTTTGTTCCACCTACTGATAGAACTTTTGGATTTAATTTGTATTTTTTCATAATTTTTTTATTTAACAAAAAAAGCACACACTTTTTTCAATTTGTGTGTGCTTAAATTTTAGTTTAAAATTTAAATCTACTATGCTACAACTTGAACAGTATATATTTGGTCAACTGCAACAGGAATTGTTAATCCCGCTGATTTTACGTGTACTTCGTGTGTAGTATTTTTATCGTCTAAATATTCTGAAATGTGATAAGCTCCTTTTTTCCCACTAATTCCTTTTAGACCAGAATTAGATTTTCCTTTTGTAAGCAATTGAGGTATTCCCGCAAATGCCATTACAAAATTTGGGTTCTCTGGTATAATAACAATTTTTTTCTCGTTAATATAAGCATTGTCAGATGCACCACCTTTAATGTCGTAATATTCTGGGTAACTCCATAAGATAACTTTATAAGAACCAGCCATAATTGAACCTATAGGAACTCCACCCATTGCATTTCTTGTCTCTGGTTTTATTTCCATTAAATCAATACGTCTTAAATTTCCTTTCTCTTTGAAAATTGTATTGTTTAACAAATCTTGTAATGCAGTTGTCCCAAGAATACAGTTATAAACACTTCCTGTGTATTTGCCTTTTTGCCTAATAAACTTACAACCATCTTCAATGTTCTTTAAAGGATCAACTGTACCTGTTGCCCATGTATTTGTTGCTCCATTTGCTACTAAAGAAGCGGCTTTTCTTGCAAAATCAATTTGGTCGCCGTTGTTCATTGTAACAATACCAGTTTCAAGAATTTGAGAAGCTTGTTTTTCGTAAGCTCTTTCGATAGTTTCTTGCAATACAAGTATTTGTTCAACTGTTTCATCTAACCATTCTTTAAATGTAGCTGCATCAACTGTACCAGTCGCATTGGCAAAGACATCATAAAATTTCATTTCTGTCAAGTCGAAATGTTCGTTAAAGAATGGTGGAATGTAAACTTTTTGTGAAGATTTAGAAAATCTATTTCTGTTCCCATTTGTACCACGTTCAACATCAACTGCAACGTATTCTGTTCCTCGTTTTACCATAATACTAATCTCTTTAGTATTAGTTTCTTTAACTTTAAAGAACGAACGAAGAAACGACGTTGATTTTGGTACTTCATTATATACTGCAACAACTTTTTGCGTAAATTGTGCGTGTGCTTGTAATATGCTAATTTCTGCCATTTTACTAATTTTTAATAATTATCTTCTCCTGTCATTTCAGTTGAAGCTACTAATTGAATTCCTAATGTTTTACCATTAATTCCATCTCTTAAGATTTGTCCATCAAATACAGTATCTAATGTATCTGTACCAGAAAGTCCTAATTTTTCTTCTGCTACTTCGCCACTGATACAAAAATTAACAGTTTTTTCTCCGTTATTTGCTAAATCAGTGATGTCTCTTGTTAAGATGCCTAAAGGTTTTTGACTACCATCTGCGGCTGCACTTGTACAAGGAACTAACATTCCTGTGGCTGCAATTCTACCAATTAAAAGTCCTGCATCATAACTCAATGTTCCTCCAGATAAATTTTTAAAAGTACCTGATTTGTATTTATTGTTTCCAATAAAAATTTTGGAATTGTCATAACCTACTGTTAATTGACTATCCGTCTGAACTCTCGTTGTATAACTCATTTTCTATTTTTTTAAAAGTTTGTCAAATTCAGCATCAAATTCAGCTTGTGCTTTTTGTTCTGCTGTTAATTCTTCTTTGTTTTCAGTTTTTAAATTGTCAGTTTTTTCTTTATTTGCACCATCTATAATTGATTGAGCAACTAACTTTCTGTTAAATTCTGCTGTTTGCGTTGCTGTTAGAATAGCACCGTCTTTAATTCCTTTACTTACTGCCTCAATATCAGCATCTGCATACACTAACCAAGCACCTACTCGGTCAATTTCTGCATTTTTACCAATCTCAACAGTTTGTGCAAATAAGTCAGGATGTTTTTCCTGTAATTCCTGTAATGTCATAATTTTAGGATTTTTATTAATTTTTGTATTTGTATTTGTTTGTTTTTGTTCAGTATCCTTAATAGTGTACTGTGCTGCTATTTGCATCATTGCATTGTTTATTTGAGCTTTTTTCCCTGGAGTAATTTTATTGATTGTATCTATTAAACCGATTTGTTTAGCTTGCTTAGACGTTAGATAAACGTCTATTCTACTATCCATAGAAAAAATTTCTTTAAGTGTTTTTCCTGTTATCTGCTCAAATTTGGCAACATCAATTTTATTTTCAAAGGCTGTTTTTAAATGTTTATTCATTCGTTCTAAATTGCCTTTTATTTCTTCAGTGAAGTATTCTGATTTTTCAAACCAACTTGCATAAGCAGCACGATGTAAAAGAAATTCAGAAACATCTAAGGCTTCAACTTTATCTGCATAAGCAAGGAAAAATAAACCCATTGAGTGTGCTTTCCCATCTACTTTTACAATTTTGTTACCTTTACACTCTGAAAATTTAGCAATCATTCCAAATGTAGATTCTGGAGAACCTCCATTTGTGTTTATTCTTATTGTAATATCGTCATTCTCAGTTGATTTATTAATAGATTTAATAAAATCTTCTGCTGTCCAATCATAAATATTACCGTATAATAAAATTTCTTTTGCCATTATAATAAAATTAATTATACAAATATAAAATAAAATAATTTAATAAACAAAAAAAAGCACTACATTTTAAAAATATAGTGCTAATCTAAATTATCAATTAAAACAATCAATCATATGGAAAACAAAAGATTAATACAAATATAGTTATTTTTCTTTACTTTCAAAATTTAAAGTATCTTTTATTTTTTGTGCCTGCTCTAACTCTTGTATATATTTAAGTACGTTAGAACTGTAATCTCCCTCATTTAGTGTTTCTGTTGCCATCTCTACAGTCGTCAAAGGTACGTGTCTTCCTGCTTCTCCTAATTTTTCTCTTTCCGCCTTTACCTCTTTTAATGGGTCAATATGTGGAACATTTGCCCCTGTAAATCTTGCATTCCTATATGACTCTAATATGTAGAAATTATCTTTAGCTAAAGCATCTAAATATCCAACTGCTTGTATTTTGTTATTTAATATCTCGAAATTCAACCAATAATTATAAACTTTTTGATTGAATTGTCTTGAAAACTCAATACGTTCTGTGAATAATGTATGCTCCCAGTCTTTTAGTGCTGCTCTTGCAGAACTAAAATTTGAGGTATATAAACTAAATGCAACCTCTGGAGGTATTCCCATTGCCGCACAAACAAAATTTGCATTCGTTTTATAAAATTCTGCAAAACTTAATTCTTGTTTACTTTCAAGACTTTGTAATTTTGCACCTACAGGCATATTGATTGTTTGTTTGTCTGTTGATACTGTTACATTTCTTGCTAATTTAACTCCATCAACATCGCTAGGTAAATCTTGTTCATTATCAATATTAAATGCCTTAACAAGATTTTTAGTCATTGGATTTTCTCCAGTACTAAATGCTTCATGCACTATTTGATAAACTATTTTAGCACGTTCCTCAGCACTACCTACAGTTGCTTCTTTGTATCTTTCTAATTTTTTTAAAGTTTCCAAAACCGCTGATACAATAGGTAATCCTCGATTATCATTTAATCTGTGTCTGTGTCCGTAAACTAGGAATGCTTGGAGGAAACCTGTTTTTTCTCCGTATGCTGTAATTTTTTTATGTGTGCCGTCTTTTTGTTCAACGTAAAACGCAATGTGTTTCCCTGTCGAATCCTGTTCTATTCCATTAACAATTTTGTCATCAAGAAAATTAAAAGGTGTACTGATATGTTTACCATCTATTAATTCAGTTGTTACAACTCCATTTTCATAACGCAATACAACCAATACATCTCCACCGACAAGACTGTTAATATATGCAGTATTACTAATTTTCTGCAAACTATTCATCTGAGAATGGTCAGAGTATTTACTTTCTGCATACAGTTTAAACCGTTGTTCTGAGTGTTTTATAAATTCTTTTGGTAGTTGTATGTTTTCAGATTTTAATACGTATTCGTTTGGTTCTACTTGTAATTTTAAACCTGTACCAATTACCCATTTTGTGTATCGCTTAATTACAGTTTGTAATATATCATCTTGAAGATAAGCATTCCAACTCCTTTTCCTTAATGTTTCATAATCTAATTCATAATTTATTGCTGGTCCAAGTTCTCCACTATTTTTTTCTCCATCGTACGAGAATGTAAACAAAGGATTGTAATGTCCTGTGATTACTTCTTTTTGTGGTTGTTTTTCTTGCTTTTTGAAAAGATTGTAAAGTTTCATATTATATTATCTTCTTAATGAATGACTATCTACTAATCTACTCACACGTCCATTTAATTTATTGATATACATTTGTCGCATTCTTTCAAATGCTTGTATTGAATTTATTACAGCCATTGCAGAACGATATGTTGTTTTTATTTTAGCTTGTCCATCGTCAACCCAATATTCCTCAATATCATCGTTTGCCGCTGCTTTTAATGCTGTATCTTCTAAAGCTGTAATTATAGTATCCAACTTATCAATCTTTTCTGCTAATGTAGTCGCAGAATCTATATATATATATGCACTATCGTAAATAACCATAATACAAAATTAATAAAAACTAACTACTTAACAAAAAATAGTCAGTTTTTAAATAATATATACAATTATTTTTCATATTTATTTTAAAATTTAAAGGTACTGTTATTATGCTGAATTAGTATAATAACAGTAATAGTTGTTACATACGTGTTACCTGCAATATTTCGCTTGGTTCTGTACCTTTAAATAAAGTTTGTTGTTCATTCTCTTTTTTTCTTTTTTTCTTCCACCCTCTTTTTTGCTATCCCAAAATGTTCTTCATCTAATTCACTTCCAACATAATTAAGATTGTTTTCTATGCAACTTAATGCAGTAGTTCCTATTCCAATAAAAGGGTCGTATATTAGACTGTTTTCTTTAAAATAAATATTTATTAATTGATTTACC